TCATGTCCGTTGCCAGCGTCATGCATTAGCAACAGACTGTTTTCAGGAGCATACTCTAGCCACAGTGAGATTTCCTGCCTGCGGAAGTTTATACCCGAATCAACAATAAGCAGTTCGCAGATTTTCAATTCACCTTCGTCGGGGGTTGGCTCGTCAATAACTGTATACTCGTCAGGAATCGTTGCTCTAAGTCTAGGGTCCGACTCATATACAAAGTAAGGACTGGCGGTTTTAGCCACACGTCTTGTAACGTAGCCCTGTCCTGCCCCAGTCTCAATTACCGCACCGTCAACCGTGCGTGCTAATTCTGCTGCGGCCTCACAGAAGCGTTGTTCTGGACTGTATGCGTTCCAAGACAACCAGCCGGGTTCGGCCCAAGGTGTGAACTGACGTTCATCAACCAATGGACCTTCCCCACTGACCCATGCATTAGGCATCGAATCGAGCCTTCATTGCTAGACCTGCTGCGGCTAGAGCGCAAACCTCATTTTCTTCAGAATTGATAAACGTCCTAGACGCTTGGTTTGTGTGTCGCGCTCCTTCACGCATAGCGTCTGCCAGCGTGTAACCTAGCACTACCTTTTCCTCAATCTTGGCTAGGTCTTCCTTGAGTAGTTCGTATCCCGGTACTTCGATTAGTGTGTTCATTATGTGCTCCTTTGGCGGGTGACCGCAATTTGTGTTTCACCGCAAATTTAGGCGTTTACCGCATTTTCGTTCATTTGTATGTTAATGGGCAATTCTTCAAGATGTTCTGCAATCTTATTGATGTCCCACCCCTGCAGGTCATTAAGATGAATGACATAGGTTTTAAGTGTTACTTTGTCGCCCAACGGGTGAGCCGTGGAACCGCAATTTTTATGACATAGTAGTTTTTGTTCTAAATCAAAGTGCTTCCCTAGTGTTCGCAGCACTTCGTGTTGACCGTTGCTTGTTACTGAACCAGACCCTATGTCACTATACTCGGTTAGAATCTTGGCAACGTCTGACGGAATTTCGTACGCTAGGGCAGGAACTTCAAGTCCACAGTCTTTTTGTGCATAGTAGTTTGCGTCACCCGCCAATAATCCTATCGACTCATGCTTGACCGTGACAGGAGTCCACCAACTGACTCTTATGCGCAATGACAAGGGGGCGAAGTCCGACTCGACTAGGCTTTCCGCCTGAACAAACTTGTCAACACCGCTAATGGGATTCAAAATACTTAAATCATACGGCTTTATGCCTTGTTGCCAAGCAAGCACCGTAAAATCTCGCGAGGACTGGTCTGAAATCGGAAGGCTCATTAGTCCCTTCCTGAACAGCGACTCGGGGTCGCCCTTATATTCTTTAGAGCCAGTCGCGACACCATGAATTACATAGGACCAATGGTATGTAAGTCGGTAGTTAATACTACAGGTATGATTGCCCTCGTCGTCTCTGTTATACGTTAACTTCATGCTTGACTCCTATGTCTAAGTCTAGGGTTTCCAACCAGTCCGCAATTTCTTCAACGGTCCACTGGTGGAAGTCATTGAAGTGCTGTACGAGCGACGACAGTGATTCAGTGTGGTCCGGTTCAAAGGGACTACACTCATGGCAGTGACGATACGTGTCTAGTGCCGGAAAGTGGTGTCTTAGTACCTTCATAAGTTTTATAATTTCTTCCGAATCACTTATAGTAACTTCACCGCTTTTTGAAATATCCACCGCCATCCAGCCACAAGCAGCCTTCAAAGGCTCTTCACCTAATGTTTCAGTAAGGTCCATATCAAATCTCCCAACAACTTCGCCACACTCAATCTTGACATCTTTGTCATTATAGAACCTAGAAAGGTCTAGATTGTGCTGTGAGTTGAGCGAAGTAAGGACAGCCTGAAACGGGTCAGCCTGCCAATCATAGTGGTCTAGGGTAACACTTCCTGTAACTCGCTTGCCGTCAAGGGAAATGCTAACGTCTACTTTCATTTCCATAGGGCCAATCTACCTGTAAACACGGTAGCGCGCAACCCACACAAACTATTTTACCACACGGCGAGCGGGCGCGCAAGCGCGCCGCTAATTACAGGACGTATTCGTCTTTCAGGTAAAGTTCTACTTCTGGTGGTATCATAGGTACTTGACGAATCCTAGCGCGTTCTTCCGCCTGTTTCTTAGGCAGCAGGGCGCTGACAAGTGTTTCTTCTGGTTCGTCATCGTCACCGCCAAATACGTGGACCTCAATTTCTTCTGCATAGGGTCGCTCTTCATACTTCATGCACAAGTGTGCGGACCCTGCTACTGCGTCAGCAAGGTCATTAGACCCAGTAGACGAGTGGTCTACCTTGCCTTTATGGTCAACTTTAAGTCCGAGAATTTCGTCTACCAGTAGTGGTAGTTGGTAACCGTAGAGTCTTTCGTCATAGATAGCCAACTGGAAATCATTGTATTCCGCCCTACCCACAGACAGAGTTTCTACTTCAATTCCTTCCCTAGCCAGTTCATGCTGCAAGCCGATACTGCCAGCCCAGCGGTCGAAGGTGACTTTCTTTAAGTTAAATCCGCGGCGCTTAATCGCCATGATGTAGTCCTTAATGTCAGTAAAGTCTACGTTCTTGCCTGCCGTCGGCGTCCACCAGCGGACAGCATCAATAGTTATCATAGGTTCAACTGACTCATAGGCTCCACTACCTATTCTAACCCACCTGTCTACATGGGCTATGGACACCGCCGCTCGGTCTGACTTCTGTGCTAAGTCTACATGCATGTAGTAGCGTTGGGAACTGTCACCGACAAACCTAGGCAGGAACTGCCAGTTGTCAGTGAACGGGTGTCGTGCTTCTTTAAACGCTGCTTCTACCTTTTCCTTGTCAGTGAAAAATGCGTCAATTGCTTCCGGGGGGTTGCACGCAAATCTTGAAAGAGCATCCTTCATGTTCCTGTGGAATTCTCCTACGTAGTCTTCCATGTTCATTTGAGGGTTGAACTCCCACGACGGGTAACGAACTCCTAGTACATAAGGCTCTCTGTAGGTTATTACCTGTTCTTCGAACCACTGTACTTCCATTGTGTTACCCGGTATGTCACCAAGGTCAGGGTTGATTAGGAAATCTTTTTGGTAGTTATATATTTCTGTTTCTAGTGACGCCTCATTGAATCGTTCTGTGATATAGTCTCCTGCGAAACGGGGGAATGACAGCAGACATAGTTTGCCCACGTTAGGGAAACGACTGGTGATACTTGCCTTGTACATCTTATAGATTTCTGGAGCCGTGTCAGCACGGCTAGACATACCAGTTGATTCACTGCTGGTTTTGAACGCCGCGATTTCGTCCAGCACGACGAAGATTAGGTTGTATCCTTCCCACGCTTCACGCTGGGAGTGTCCAGAATATGCTGTAACGTGCTTGTCGAACTTGATTTCACCACTGCGTCCGGCGTCATACTTGCCTTGGAACCAAGGACTAGCATCAATACGTTGTCGAAGGGGTTTGAAGAATGTGTTCTTTGCCTGCGTGGCGTTAACCGCTACGTTAAGGATGTGAATAGGGTCATTCTTTGGCTTACCGTAGTATGCCGACGGAGACTTTAAGCATAGCAGTAGGTATACAACTCTACATACCGCCGTGATAGTGGTGTGGTTTTTACCACCGTTATGATTGATGAAGCCATTGGCAAGATACTGCTCACTGGGGCTTACTATGAAGTCATAGATTTCCTGCTGTCCTGCATCCTCTATACTAGTAACCTCGCTGTAGATTAGAGGAACGGACGAAACCTTGTCAGTACAGCGCTCTTCTTTGCCCACACACTTGCCACTTATCTTCCATATCTTTGCGGCTTGACTAGCAGGAATATACATTCTCCAATTGTCTGAATGGAGCGGGTTCTCAAGCCCCCTAACAGTGAGCCTAGAAACAACACCTATGTTCAGTAATAACTGCTGGAAACCTCGCATGACTTCTTCATTGGAAAGACCTATGTCTACACCGCCGTACTTATTTATACTTCCGTCCGTGGCGATAAGGCCGTTGGCGAACTCAGCAGTCTGTTTAACTGACATGTTTAGCAATTCATCATTCCAAGACTTAGAACCTTCCAGACCCCAGCGCCTACAAAAATCAATCCAATAGTTGCGCCCCCTGCCCGCGCTGCCTGTTGCAAGATACCTGCTAGCACCATATCCAGAAACCTCGTTCTTGATTTCTATATTGTCTATGCCTTCAGAAATCTCAATCCATTTTTCACTTACTTCCGGGGTGACATTAGTAAACCTAGGCGCTCTTGACCGGGGCTTACTACTAGGGAAGGAGCCATCACCGAACAAAGCCCCTAGCCACCACGCTTCATCGTCAGACATGTCTAGTCCCGGCGTGTCTAATTGGACTGCGTTGATAGCAACTTGATGACCCGGCTTCAGTTTGTCAACAGACAACCACCCGTGCTTGGTTTTAATCTTATGGTGCTTATGCGAGCATAAACTGTATCCGTGATACGTCTTTATATTCACACAGTCTTCTACGCCGGACAGCAGCGCACCAGAAGACTCTTCAAAGCCATCACCTGTATGCAGTTTAGTACGCTTAACATCTGCTGCTCGACGCCAGCCTTCATGCGTCAAGACCTTAGAGTCACCTGTTACACAGCCCTTACCAATCATTGCTATTAGTTCTTTAATCTTCAATGACTTAAGGTAGTACGCCCGCTTTGGGTCGTCCGCGTAAAGTTCGTCAATCGTTTCTGGCTTATAAATCTGGGTCATGGCTTCTAGCAGGTGCATTTGTTTTTCAGACATTGGTGGCAGCCCCATGTAGTGCGAGTCTTCCACAAAGGTCTTAAGGTCGACAGGCTCTTCATCAAACGTGTCGTCCTTAAGGGCTTCGTAGAATTCATCCAACAATTTCAACACCTTCTACTTCTTGCAACTTCTTTCCTATGAACTTGGCTGCGTCGGGGAACTGTTCCTTTAGTTCTTTCAGGATACTAAGTAGTTTTTCTTGACGGCCTTCCATGTACTCAAGTTCCTCAAGCATTTCTATGTCTTGGCCGTCGACCATTGACTGTAGCATCTTGAACCTAGACTCAGTTATGTCCTTAATTAGACGGAGACTGGTATTGACTGTACTGAACTCAAGGTTAGCGGTAGCGTCTTCCTTGTTTTCCCACGCTTCTTCTAGCAGTATCTCAAAGTGCTGCAAGGATTCTTCTAGGGCCAGAGCAAGTCTGTCTCCTAGGTCACCGCCTTTTGCTGACTGAATAGCCAACTGCTTGTACTGCTCGTACATTTTCTTTGCTTCTTGGACTGATGACAAGCCTAGTTCTGCAACAACGGCCTTAGGGCTTCTACCTTTGGCAAAAGCCTTACCTACCTCAATGATAGTGTCAATGTCTCCATCAATCCTTGTTATTGTTATTGCTGTTTTGTTGGTTGCCATACGTTAACTCCTCTTCCGAACACTCTAAATGTATCTGTTGACAAGCACCGGCTGCATGCCGATTTTATGTTCCTGTCTTCAAAACTTTTCTTTGACGAAGTAATACGTTCACACCTACGACACTTCCATTCATATATCCTTTTCACTTGTACTTTTCCTTCCACAGACTGAATCTAATAAAGTCTACCCTTTCCTCTACTGTACCTGTTGGCATAGTTGTGTAGTTAATATCAAACTCATTCAGTAGTGCCTTTATTTCTACATCAACTTTCTTATGAAATTTATCGTCTTTCGAATGATACTTACTTTGTTCTACATCAAATACTAGGGGAAAGTAAAATACGTGCGTGTACTGCTCCATCCCTCCAATAACTAGGTTCTGGTAAACTTCATAGTAGTATTTGTCCCAGTTCTTATTAACTATGTTAAGGTGTGCATAGAAATCAATGGGAGTCCTGTCCGCAACAAAACTATGGTTGGCGTGTAAAGACTCCCTGCCTATCTTGTCTGTTAGGATTAGTAATTGACTCAATCTTGTTGCTTCTTCATTAAGCATATACCCGGCGTCTCGTGCTGCTCGTATGTTTGACTTTACAAAATCAAAGTGCATGAATCCCGGAACGTTTAGTAGTGCTTCTGCTGTAGTAGTCTTGCCCTGCCCTGATGAGCCTGCAAATCCTATTTTCATTTTAGTCCAAACCTTTCCATCGCTCGTCGTATGGTCATGTGACTTACACCGCATTTTTCTGCAATCTCGTCTATTGTTAGTCTGTCAACATGGAGTCTGCGCTTCAACCACGTTCTTGATTCATACTTCTTAATCTTCGCCATTGGTTAGTTCCTCATCTGCGTAATATGCTATACCTACTGCGTCTGCAATGTTATCATTCTCTGGTTCGAATCCGTATTGTTTCTTCACCCAGTCCTTAGTACGCTGTTTGCGGACTGTGCGCCTATTGCTCTTGTGCCACGTCTTTGTCTTGCCGGGGTTGTCTTTCTTCAGGGCCATGCTTTCTGCCTTGGTGAACCTACCGTTGCCTATATAGTTCATCCACGTCATAGGACTAACGTCGTCATATACTATGTCTTTGTCTACCATAGCCCCAATGATGATACCGGCGAAGTAGGCTAGTTTAACAGTCACCGCGCGGTTGTTAACGAATACAACCTGCTCAAAGGCGCAGTACTCAGGCTTCATCGCTGCTAGTTTAGCGGCAGCAATCTGGGCGGACTTTGTCTTTTCGTATAGACTGTCACCATCAAATTCTTCTTCGCCGTATTCAATAACCTTGCCGTCTTCAATAAGGCACCAAGCAAAAGACTTGGTGCTGCCGTCAATACCTAAGACTCTACTGGCTTTTATAGTCCCGGCTAGTTGGTGAAGTTTCATATTTCTAATCTATCGAGTAGTGACCTACCACGCAAGCCTTTCTTTCTGTCACAAGAAAAACAAGTGGGTGTGAGGTTATACCTTGTCAGTACGACCTCACACCCAGCGTTTGAACACGCGCGCTCTTTCCCATCACGGATTTCTTTTTCTTCATAGTACTTTTCCATGATTCGTTTATTAGTCACAACGCGGCAGCACTCAGAATTATGATACTTCTGATTGTGCGACTTCGGTCGAAAACTAATACTACAGTTTGGGTTGGCGCAGGTTCTCAATACTTAAACTCCTTAAGTTTACCAATATCGGTCTGAGGTTCGCGTTCATCGCTCCAGCATGTCTCCGTAAAGGGACAACCTTTACACTGCCAAGACTTCTGTGAAAAGCACCTCGGGGGAAGTAGTTGGTCTTCATTAACTTCCTTGTAGACTGTGTTAAGCCACTCTACCACATAACGTATGTATTTGTCAAATTGGTGGTGCATTTTAACTGGTACGGCAAACAATTGGAATGTATCTCGGCACTCGTAAATTAACATTCCATACGAGTAACCCTTAATGTACATATACAGACCCATCTGTATCAAGTGGTAGGGCGGTGGCTTGCCGCTAGTTCTAATACGCTTGAACTTACCGGCACCAGTACCCTTGAACTCTATAATCCAGTCTACGTTTTCCCAGTTAGCCTGACCGTCAATAAAACCGTGAACAGGTGGGTCTTCTGACCAGAACTCTTCTTCTGTTACTGAATCTTTGTCGAATCTTTGCAGTAGTTCTTCGAACCGAGCGTGCCTGTCCGTACCCGCCTCCATATAGCGCTTACCTTGGTAACCCGGTTCATCTTTGCCTTCTGTACCTTGAAAAGCGTAATACCAGTAGCGTGAGCAGGCACCTTCGTAGGCTCCAATCTTAGACGGAGCAAAGGTTGTTTTCTTTATTAACCCTGACCTGCTAATAGTTTCCTTGTCGATGCGGTTAAGTTCTCGCACCAACCTCGACGCTGAATCAATTACATCAAAGTCGGTCATTGACTGTAGTAGCGATTTCATTCTTCTCCTTCAAACTTGTACTTTAAGAACATTTGTACCTGTAGAAATTCATCAGTTACTGACTCAATCCATTCTATTTCTTCTTCTGTGATGTCTACAGGGACACCGTATTTTACTCCGCTGGTCAACTCGTAGTAGGGGTAGTAGTCATCTTTATCAATTCTAATTTTCATGTTTACCTCGCTATGTACTTGACTGCATCAGCCAAGTCCTTGGTCTTTTCTTTCAGAGTGTAGTACATATTCTTTTTACCACGGTTCTGCTTGCCAGTGTCTATACTGGTGTAGTACGTAGAAAGAATAGCAAACTTAGCCGACAGGGCTTCTAACTGTGTCACAAGCAGTGGTGCCTGCAACTGCCCTACGTCTGGTGACCTAATCAGCCTAACTACGTAAGCAAGCACCGCCGTAACATCTTCGTCCTCCATAACATCATTCGTCGTGTTGAACTCCTTAATGTCTTCGATTAGGCTTAGTGCTGTTGCGTGGTCAATTGGTTCGAACTTTTTCAAAGTATTCTCCCTTCAAAAATCAGCGCATATTCTTTGGCATCCAGCATTACGTAGTCACCATCGTGTGCAGACAACATCTTTATGTATAGGTCAAAAGTACTAGTTAGGTCTGGCGGCGGTAAGTCTATAGTAACCTGCGATATTTTCATTGCTTCTTCATAACGTGCCAATTCCCCAAGCCTGTGGTCGTTGTAGTTTTGTTGTGAATCGTGCAAAACCTCGAAAACCTTGTCTGTTGCTACTCGTACTTTCATTAGTAAACCTCCAGTCATAATCATATATCTCTTCCCAGCCAACGCCGCTACAGAAAACACAAGCCGTCTTGTAGCCAAACGAAAGCCCCCGGCCCCGTGCGTCACATTGTGTGCAATAGGTGTACATCATACAAACCCACCACCGGGGTATTCAGCACGTACTCCACTATGAATCCATTTACTATACTTAGTATTATTCATTATGCCTCCTTGTTAGCGAGTGCGAGGAACCAAGACCAGTCTAGCACAGCGACCTCGGTAACGCCACCCAGCACAAGTTTTAGCACCGGCTCGGAATTAAAATCAACCTGTAGTGCGTCACTGCAAATCTTAGCCCAGTTGTCTTTACTTATGCCGTACGACTTACCATATTCTTTGTAGTCAATAACGTATAGACCGGTAACAGTGTCTAGTCTGGCATCACCCTTAGCGTGCGACCCTCTACCGCTGTTGCGCTGTAGTTCGGCACCGTCTTTTTTGGCGTGCGTTGCTTCACTCACCGCGCCCCCTGCCTATGTATATTTCTGCGTCTCTATGGTCTTCGCATATGTTACTAACCATACCACTTTCAGAATTGTACAGTGCTGCATCGGTTATGTTTTCACATTCAGTACACTGCCATATTCCTTCTAAAGCAGACCAACCTTCTGGCACCGGTGGCTTGCTGTTGCGAAAGTCTTTCATGCTCATAGTACCTTCCCCTTTACTTCCTTAAAGTTTGCATCGTCGGAAAGCCACTCAATCGCCGCAGGAGCGCCGTGAAATTTCTCGTCGCCGTACTTGTACCAAGCACCGCTCCTTTCGAACACAGAGGCTTCTAGGGCCAGTGACACTAGTTCTAGTCGCTGGTCTATCCCTACGCTGTCGCCAGTATGATAAAACTCGTACTTGCCTGTTTCCCCATCGTGACCTAACTTATTAAACTGGACCGTCCATTCAACTTCACGGCCAACAACGCCATCAAAAATCTTGTTACCTACGTTAACCTGCTTACTAATAGTCTTTGAGGGAGTACTGTTAAGTTTTACAACTTGACTGCTATAGTACTCAATTGCATTGCCGCCTTCGGGCACCTGCTTTGTATACGACTGACCAATGTATGTAGTCTGCTGACTGATAAAGACAACAAGTGTATTGTCGTTGACAAAGTTAATTGACCTAATTAGAGCCTTGATGCCTGACGAGAAACTACCCAACTTCCTAGTGCTATCCATGCCTGCCAGTCCACCGTCCCTGTCCATGAATGAAGGTTGAATTAAGGCGCTAATGCTGTCTACCACGATAACGTCAGCACCGGCATTAATTAACGCCACGCATTCATCTCCCGCGCGGTGCATGTCCGCCGCCTTGCTTACTATTTTTTTTGATGTGTCTACACCCAGCCGTTCTGCCCAGTCTGAATCAAATGCTTTTTCAGCATCAACCCAAGCACATACTTTACCTTGCTTCTGCGCCATACCTATGGCCTGTAGCATCGAACTGGACTTACCCGCTGACTTACTGCCGTGGACGGTTGCTATTCTTCCGTACCCTAAGCCACCGCCGAGCGCCTTTGTAAGTCCTAGGCTAGGCAGTTCTAGTCGCTCGGAGCGCATGTTTTCACCAGTTGTTAGGTGCTTTCTAAGTTTACTGTCTATATTTGCCAGTACGTCTTCAATCTTCGTCAATGTAATCCTCCAGTTGCCTAAACAATTCCTTTAGGTCTTTTTCTCTCAGTCCTTGCAGTTTCTTTAAAATCTTCCTAATGTAGTAGTCGTCCAGTGACTCTATGACCAGTACGGTCTTACCACTGGACGACTTTAGTACATAGGCTTCAACGATTGTCACCGCTGCCTCCCAGCACGCCACGCTGCTTCCTATGGCTCAACTTGTCTAAGTTGAACTGTGCCACGCTGCTTAGGTCAACACCTAGGTCGTGACAGATAGCGGATATGTACCACAACACGTCACCAAGTTCTTTGCCAATTTCTTCGGCATCACTCGTAGTAACATCTCCATCCTTGTCTCGCATAATCTTCTTTACCTTTCCGGCAACTTCACCTGCTTCTGAAGCCAGACCTAGGGCTGGGTAGAGTAATTGGTACTGCTCAGGATAGATAGCAGTTGTTGCTGATTCTGCCTGATAGTCTTCGAATGTCAGTGACATGGTGTTCCTTTCATCGTGCATTGTTAATAACTGTAGCGCCCCAGTCGGTTGTGGACACCTTAAAGTCGTGGGCTTGACCTTCTTGAATAATCATCATCAGTCTGTTGTAGCCTTTGCTGTAGACCATATAACGTTCTAGTCCGTCGGCAGATGCAGTGATGATTTCGGCCTTTGGCTTGCCACCCCTAGTACGTGACTTATTGATGTTTACGACGTACCTAGACCTGTTTCCAAGCAACTCCAGTATATCACAAGTCAGGTAGTTCGTCAACGCAGACGGCTCATCTATTAGTTCTTCTGGCGTGTACATCTTCGCTACATTGTTGTTAGCGATAATGAAGTAGTAGTATTCACCTTTCTGCACAGGACTGTTCCCGCCGTCACGGTTGTCGAAGAACCCTACGTTGCCTGTGTCGTCAATCATATCAATCAACGTCCAGTTCTTGTTGCGCTTTACGTCTTGAACCATACCGGCCAATAGGTAAGCACCGTCCTCGTCAAAGTCAACAGCATCCGAAATGTAGTCATCGTTAGCCAGTTCCGGTACGTCGAACGTAGGCAATCCAAGGTATTCATACATCTTAGACTCTTCGGCGTCAGGTCCACCGAGCGACTTCAATGCTCCAGTCCACTCTAGTGCTTCTACCTGACGTACACCCACGCCACTGTACTTGGTTTTCTTAACCTTCATTAGTTCATCCATATCTGCATAAGGACGGTAGCGGTCGATGTTGGCAAATGACTTGTCCGCGATGTACTTCACGTCACACAGACCGAAACGAACTCCGTCCTCGTATTCTGTGAACGATTTACCTGACTTATTGATGTCTGGTAGATATACAGCGATGTTTAGCCTGTCGCACGACACCAGTAGTTTCGTGACTTCATTCTTATCGTCTTCCACATTGAGTAGCGAAGCCATGTACTGTTGCGGGTAATTCACTCTGAACCACATCGTCCACATACTAATCATACTGTATGCTACAGAGTGACTTAAATTAAATGAATAGCCCGCATGGGCCTCAAAGTCAGTCCACAACCTATTCGCTACAGCAGTCGTTACGTTCTTTGTAGCCCCGTCCATAAATGACTGCTTGTACTTGGCGAACTCAGCAGGGTCTTTCTTCTTACCAATAATTTCACGGAGGCGGTCTGCGTCTGACCACGACATGCCACCCAGCCTAACAGCAGTAAGCATCACCTGCTCCTGCGTGATAATTTCACCAAGGGTGTATTCAGTGTAGTCCTTGAGGATTGGGTGTACATAGGTGACAGGTTGCCTACCGTTCGCACGCTCAATGTAGTCCTTACCCACCGTGTTCATCGCTCCCGGTCGCACAAGGGCGTTACTGATAGCAACGTCAATGAACTTTTCAATTGGGTACTGCTGTAGCACCTTCCTGTATGGATTAGTGTCGCACTGGAACACACCGGTGGTGTGGGCTTCGTCAAACTGTTTCAAGCATTCTTCGTCTTCCAGTGGAATATTATAGATGTCTTCGAACGACATTCCAACCTTCTTCGCTGCTAGTTCAATAACGTCTAGTGACTTGTTGGCTAAAAAGTCGAACTTGATAAGCCCAATGGATTCTAGTTCCTTCATGTCCAGAGCCACTACCTGTACCCTACCGTCGCCGTCTGGGTCGTCCTTGGTTTCCATAGGAGCAAACTTACTGATAGGCTCACTAGAAATAACAACACCGCCAGCGTGCATTCCTGACTGACTGATACGACCGTGCAGCCGCCTAGCCAGTGGCAGTACGTGGGGGTATGACCTACGGAACTTAGCGATGTAGTCATCCTTAGACTGCTCGTAGTCCTCAAAGGTTTCAATCTTCTTTGTGACCTTGTTCACTCTGTTAGGGGAAATACACAACACCCGGCCAGCAGCCTGTAACGCAGACTTGTCTGAAAAGTGACCGTACGTGATAATGTTGGCTGTGTAGCCGTACTTTTCCTTAACGTATTCCTTTACCATCCAGCGCTTGTGCTTGGGGAAGTCGAGGTCAACGTCTGGATAGTCATTACGTTCTGCGTTCAAGAACCTAGCGAACAGCAAGTCGTATTTGAGGGGGTCAGCCTTTGTGACACCGAGTAGGTAGCATACGAGCGAACCAACAGCCGACCCACGGCCCGGTCCTACTAGAATATCTTCGCGGTTGCAGTAATCAACTACGTCAGCCAGCACTAAAAAGTACTTACTAAAGTTCTTACCCTTGATTACGGCTAGTTCTTCGTTAAGGCGCTCGTGGTATTCCTTGCTGCGCAAGCCCATCTTAACCATGCCCTTCAAGCACAGTGTTTCTAACTCATCGCCGGGGTCGTCAACTACTTCTGGCAACAAGTCTAGTGCTTCATAGTACTCATAGTCTTCTACCTTGTCTAGAACTTCAAGACTGTTGTCAAAGATTGCACTACCGCCAAAACCGTCGAAGTCTGCTTCCAGTTCTTCACGTGTCTGAATATACAGGTTCCAGTTCTTGAACGTCATAGTTCTGTCTGGGTACAGTCTGTCTAGACCCTCCATCAAGTCCATATCCTTAATGTTGTTATAGTTAGCGCCCTTAGCCTTTTTAGGATACGTGGACATGATAAGGAATGCGTCCTGCAAGTCCTTGTCGCGCTCATGTGCCCTGTGGCAGTCGCTAGTAGCAACGACCTTAATTCCTAGGTCACTCGCCAGTGCTGACAGCCAGTTGTTGATATAGTCAGGATTGTGTGCCTGAACTTCTACATACAAGTCGTCATCAAAGGTGGTTTTCATACGGCTAAGCCATTCATAGGCACCGCGCAGGTTTCCTGCTTCGATTGCCTTGGCAGGAATACCATTAAGGCATCCAGTAAGCACCATGACGCCTTCACTGTTTTCTACCAGCAGGTCAGTGTCGATGCGCGGCTTGTAGTAAAAGCCTTCTTCCCACCCTATTTCTGACATACGGTTGATGTTTTCATAACCCTGTTGGTTCTTGGCTAACAGGATGATATGGTTGAACACGTCGGTACCGTCTTTACGGTCAGCCTTACCGCGCTTGTCGAAACGGTCTGTTGGGCTGATATATGCCTCTACTCCGAACACCGGCTTAATACCGTATTCTTTGCAGGCTCTGTACAGTTCCCGGTGACCAGAAAGGACACCATGGTCTGTGATTGCTATACCGGGCTGGCCTGCGGCCTTTGCGGCTTTTACTAGTTCTGTGGGGCTGTCAATTCCGTCCATCAGACTGTAGTGACTGTGAACGTGTAGGTGCGTGAATGTCATTCTTTCTCCTATTCGACGTGGAGTGTAGTCATGTGTTGACTGGGCAGGGCGGACTATTAAGCCGCCTCATTTAAGTACCGCTGCGTTTTACTGCGACACCCCTACCGGTCAGTCACCTATATTTGAATACGACGGGAGACTTGAAAGAGTTACGACCGTTGATTCCGGTACGATTAGTCCGCCAAGCACCTTAATGTGGTAGTAACAGTATTCATTACCAAAGTTCTGGTTATTGCAACTCCCACGTATCTTGAAGGCATACCGACATCTGTCATAAATCTTCATTTCAGGTCCAGTCCCCAGCGGCGGTGTCAGACTTGTCCTCGGGACCAGTGTGACGCTCAATTGCCTGCTTGGTAAGTTCCGTCAAGTAGTCTTCCGGCTGCATCATAGACTCTACGTACTTGTCTACAGAAATACCGCCATCAGACTGCTTAGGCATCAAGATATACGTTGTGTCCGTTGACGAACCGCTACGACGAACCTTGAACATCTTGTCAGTAATTGAGCCGTCTTCGTTGTTGAACTCCAGCAACTGACGGGCATTCGCCTTCGAAGTGTCCCAGAACTGTACTTCCCACTCATCGTTAGCCGCGTCTTTCAATACGAGCACGTTAACTAGGAGCCGTGTCTTGAAGTCCCAATCTGCAACCTCTGACAACAGTTCTTCAGGCACTACGTAACGGTACTTCCAACCTTCCTCAGTTGGAGGCGACACGATAGTTGCGAGAATCGCTGTTCCTGCTTCCTTACTTGCGTGCTCGGACTCGGGGTCCAACTCCTGCAAGAAGCGAAGGGTAACACTTTCGCCGTCCTTCATACTGAAATAGTTGGTACGGGTCTTACTTGCCAGAGCCTCTTCGAATGCTGCTGGTCCTTGCTTGATTAGTGATGCTAAACTCATTTGATTTCTCCTTATGGCAACCCAACATCATACGACGTTAAAGGGTTGTTTACCATGTGTTTTATCTGTTCGATTGAAAGGTCACCGGCGTCTTTCGGAGGCGTCGGCTCAATACCTTCCATCGGGTACAGTGTATCATAATCCCACGCGCAGTGCAACACGGCGGCGGAATTTGCTGTGTTATTTATGTACTTCCTCATAGCCATACCAGCATCGTCATTGTCTGAAAATACTAGTATTTCCGTGAAGTTTCTTGCCATGAGCGCAACTTGTTCCTCGCTCACACTTGAACCTAGTGTTGCCACTACGTTTGGGAATCCGGCTTGATGTATTCGTTGAGCGTCAAAGCCAGATTCCACCACCACGACGGCGTTAGACTTTCGTCTAGCGTTGTGTAGATTGTAAAGTATCCTCTTCTTAGGTAGGTGTTGCGAGTTGTCAAAGAACTTTGAGGCCACGCCTCTACCGACCACCCCAACACACAGGTCACCGCTAGGTGTGTGAACGGGATACGTAACTTGCCCTCCCTTTTTCCGTGAGTATCCAAGTTCAAAGTACCTGAGCGTGTCATCATTAAATCCTCTCCCCTGCATATATTCGTATGCTGCGGGCACCGTCCAGAAGTTTTCTACTAACTGGGCGACTACCTGCTGCGGGAACACAGGCCATTCTGGTGTTGGCGCGAATGCTTCACCTAGCAAGTCAGCAAGTGACTCGCTGTTGTCAGGCTCTTTCGAGCCTATGTAACGCATTGCTTCCATTTCAGTACGGCCAGACAACTCCATTACTAGATGTTCTAGGTTGCCAGTCTTCGCACAGGACTCGTTGAAACAAATCCACAGCCCCCTAGCCCTATTGATACTGAATGCAGGGCTAGCAGTGTTACGATGAAAGGGGCACAGGCAGTTGTACTGGTTAGCCGTTTCTTGGACTATTTCTACTCCTAGGCTGTTGAGTATGCTCTTGATATGTCCTTTAGGGTAGTGAACCATTCGATATCTCCTTCTTGCGTTACACCGCGAACGTCCCACGGGGCGTCACATTCTTTACCGATTATGTTCATCTTCCACTCAACTGAAAGGTCGCTTTCGCTACCTAATATTATATCTTCAGACCCAAACACCGGCACGTACCCCTTATTCCTAAGTCTATGGTAGTATTCTTCTAGATTCCTCTCAATTGATTCATAGGTTCGGTCTTTAAGGGACACACCCGTGAACGTGAACATTCTAGTTCCTCCAAGCATCAGTTTACCTTTCTGTTAGAAAACATCATCATCGTCTTCGTCGCCCCAGCCTTCTTCTAGCGTTGGCGTCCAAACACCCTTGTCAATATCCATATCAATGTAGAACCAGAACAGTTCTCCGTGACGAGACTTACGAGCAATAACTTCCATCGTGTCAACGTTCGGCGGCTTGTGTACAGCGATAGCGAGGTCAGCGTCGTGCTGAATTGACTTCGACCATGCGACCTGCTCAATGAGCGGTGCTTCGTCTAGGTCGCTCGTGTCGGACTGTGTAGCCTGTGACAAGTTAATGATAGGAATGTTGTTGCTGATTGCCATGCGCTTGAAGTCTCGGCTGATGGACTTGTTCTTTACTGTCTCGTTCATCGTACCTTCGGAAGCGTCAAACAACTGCTGGTAGTCCATAATAACCAAATCGGGCTTGTACTGGTCAATCTTTGACTGCACCATCAGTGGAGTAACGGCTTGCTGGCCTTCACTACTAACAATAATGAAGTCGTGCTTGTCTTCAAGGTTCTTAGAACCCCAAGCCTCAAAACTGTCAAGGTCAATGTCTCCACGGCCCATTGCCTTGTTGCTGAACTGACCTGTGCCAAGCATTGTGTACACTCGGTCACGAACCTGTTCTGGGGACATTTCTAGGCTGACAATCATGGGCTTAAAGCCCTGTTCCCATGCCTTACACGCTAGGTACGTGCTGAATAAGGACTTGCCGTGCCCACTCCAACCGATAACCACGATTAGGTGTCCCCCCATTAGCCCAGTAGAGTACGCTCTGTCCATGTAGGGAATACCTGTACTGATACCCGGCAGTCCACCGCGTTCGTCTGACAGGCGCTTGCGCTCCTTGAATTCCTGTACAGCGTCATCAATGTTAGTGATGTTAACGTCACGCACCACACCCGACTCTCGGGCTAGTACTGTTAGTTCTGCTGTAATCTTGTCAAGGATGTCTACTGGGGCTAATTCATCACCGCGCGAACCGTTCTTTGCGATGATGTTACGCATCTCGTTTCTGATATACTGGTTACGCATTTCGTCAACGTAGTACTTCGTGTCTCCGCTTGTTGCAATGTCCGGTAGGTCGCGGTGCTTGTCCTGTACAATGGTAAAGTCTGGAACCTTGCCGTACCTGTGGTAGTAGGCGATAATTGTGTTGTATACGTCCTTGGACGAAATCATACGCTCAATGTCTGACCCGATGATTACCTGTATGTCCTTGTTTTTGCATACAGCATTGAAAAGTTCAATCTCCGCTTTCATACTGCTCCTTCATTCTTCTTAAAATCTGGCGCTTGTGTGCTCTTTCTTTTTCCTGTGCTTCAAGAGCCTGCGCATATTCGTGGTAGTGGTAGGAAAGGTGCTGACGACTGTGGCCGCTCCTCGGCTTAGTCTTAAAGTAGTATTCGATAACATCCACAGCACCGCCAAATGTTAGGTCGTCAATCATATCCACGAAACCCCACTTGTCGGCGTGCGAGTTGCCCTTGAACTCCTGTCCATACTTGGACTTATAGTAGGAGTTGAACAACTTCATTAACTGGAGTGCCTTTTGTATATCAGCCATCAGCCCTCCACCTCACGCTCCAGTTCACGAATCTTCTGGATGAACTTGGCTTCAAGTTCACTGTATTCGCGGTCGATGGCGTCTTTCCAGTCCTCGCCCGGTCGTACGTTTTCTTCTACCGACAGGTCAAAGCGAAGACTGTTGAAGTCTCCAAGGTTCTTCGTGAACCCCATAGATACTCGTATTCTGCCTACGTCTTTCTTTTCTTTTAGTTCACTCATTTTCTGTCTCCTTTGTGTGCTTAAACCCCATTACTGGGCCACTGTCTTCTCCCTTGTCCCAGTCGATACACGTTCCAATCAACTGTGCTAGTTGCCCCAGCGCCTCAATGTCTCGCTGCTCGTTAGCGTACTTGTGGGCGTCATCAATTGCGTATAGGAAGCGAATACGCAACCCATCGTCTAATTCGTCTTGAGTCAATTTATGTCCATTCCGGCCTGAATACAGGCACGAATTTTCCGTCCTTCTTGATGTAGTATAATTCACTTTCATTTAACATACCAAGTAGTTCGGCTTTAGTGGGTAGGTTATACTTCGGTTCTTTGAACCTGTCTTTTGCAGGGTATCCAGCGCGTCTTATACGAACTATCATGTCGTAAAGGCTGATTATCTGCTCCCTACTGTAGTACTTAGTAAACATCTTAGAAGATATTGGATTGTTTACCCCTTCGTGGTAGACTATTTCATAATAAGGATAGTCGAGATAACTAAGCCAGCGGCTCATTGATTTCTTGTGCATGTTGAACATGTCGCTAAGTTGACCGAGGGTCCAGACTTCTCGTCTGTCGCGGTGATATTTAGCGGTGCTGTAGATTCTTCGCTCTTTGGTTTCTGCATCACGTATGATTACCTCACCGCGATGTTCAGATTTATCCTCAAGCCTCCACAGCCTTCCGTCCATCAGAAATATTATACTCTCGGACAATTCTCCACCTTTTACCTTTCTGTTCTAGTACAGTTCGTCGTCCTATGTGCGGTCTGTCTATGATATAGATAATACCGCTGTCTTTGTATAGGACTTGCTTGCGCAACCACTGACCGAACGGATTCGTAAATGTGTCTACAACTTTTCTCCAGCCGCAGTTAATACACACTACGTCATAATGCTTATCGTCGGGGCGTTCTGTTTCCACCCATACTCTGCCTGTACACTTTTTGCAATTCATACCGACTTCCTATTGTGTGGAGAAGATTGCTCAAAGCGTTCCGCTGCCCTTTTGGCTCTGAACTCTGCCCACCGCCTAAAGTAAGTAGACCTGTCGGATAGAACTTCTGTCCCGTACCTTACGGCACCCCACCTCCATCCACTTGCAGTGGTCTGTATCACCGGCTTCCACTTTACAGTACTCATCCTTCCACCAAATTCCCTTCTACGTACGCGCGATAGTCGCGGTTGATTGATACCAAGTTTACATGAGGGTGCCCCGTGCTGTCAATTCGCGCGGTCGCAAAACCTTGCTGCCAGTCGTGTTGCCAGTCATATTCCATGCCCTCGCTATCAATGTCAGCCATATGGCCTAATTCATAACCCCGCAGGTCTTGCTGTTGTGCTAGCGGGTAGGACTGGGCTGTGGCACCCTGTCTGTGTGAATGTCCCACAATCGCACTGATATGGAAGTTGTCCATTACTTTTCGAACACTGTCAGGATTCTTACTAACGGCATAAAGGCCGTGGTGGACAAATATGTCTCCATAGCGATGTACTGGTGGGCGGGTGTATCGGTGGTACTGCACACCCATAGTGTCAAGACCCCACAATGATTCGGGTGTTATGAGTCCAGTTAGGGCTGGTGCCTTGCTAGAAATGTACTTCCAAACTCTACTGTTGCCAGTAACATGTACCTTGCCGTTAAATTCAGTAAAGAACCTGCCGGTTGGCACTGTTATACACCATACGCCGTCCACTATGTCTTGCTGGACTGGACGAGAAGACAAGTCAAATTTGGAGTCGGTCCTGTCTGTAACAATGTTTATGCGCCAGTGTCCGGGCCTATATTCTGTTTCAGACGCAGAACAACCATTCATATAGCACAATGTCATAAGTTGATGGCGTTTTGCTTTGTCAGAACAGTATATAACTCTAGACTTAACACCACCTGTTGCCGCAGTCCCGTCGGTATACTGCCATTCATCTAGCAGCAGCAAGAACTGTCTGGTAGAAAACTCAAACACTTCGTCGGGAATGCGAGACTTGTCTTGCAGGTCAATGCCAGCCTTTACCTTGTATTCCCACTGCGGCTTGGGCTTTGACTTGAGTTTAGTACCATCAATTTCAGTTATGTTTCTAGTCCTGCGCCTAGCAGTATAGTCTATTCCTAGGTTGGACAATATCTTTTCAATTCGGGTGTGCTTGGGTTCAGACTGATAAAACGTCCAGTGGCCCCGCTCTTCGGCGTAGTAGGAATCAGTAAGGCACCACGCCAGCAATTTGATTTCGTCGTCCAGCACTGGGTGGTCGGCACGAGGGTTATGACCGGCCACTTGAAACACCCGCGTTGCGCGCTGTGCGGTTTGTTCCATTTCTTCAAACCGATATTCAGCGTCGTAATTAGGCTTTATCCACATCCTGTGATTATCAGTGAACTCACCTGCAACGTCAGCACCAGCCAGCCTGTTGACACAATGCAACCCGTCATACTTGTTTATCTGTTGGACCGGAACCCACACAGTATTACCTTCATCATCAGTAGACAGCACCTGCTGACCCACCGACAGTTCTTCTACAGGCTTGAAACCTTCGCTGGTGACAACCCTATGTCCATGACTCAAACATTCGTGGTTTCCACCGTGAAATACAATTTCAGCATCCGGTACGATAGCGCGCATAGCCATAAAGAATGAACGAACTTCGCCAGCATAAGTACCTAGGGCACCCATAACTTCATCAGCGGTTCCTTCATTGAATCTAGAAACACACGCCATATCGTCTAGGTCGCCAACGATATCAATTACGTCAGGCTTCCACATACGAATAGTGCGGAACCAAACGTCCATTGCTCTGCGGTCTTGGTATGGTATGTGAAAATCACTACCTAACCAAGTAGCCACTTTTTGTCGCTACTCATATCGAACCACCGTACCTTTCTTCTGTGTCGTTATACTTCTTATCAGTCACTTTATTCCCTTTCATCTGGCCCGTACGTCAAAAACGCAACGTGCTTGTCTGTACCGGGTATACGAATGTGGGGGCAGATATTACGTCGGACAGACGCAGTGGCAATTGCTTCTTGTTCTATGTAGACAGCATGGTCCTTAGTCCATAGCAGCAGTTGGAAAAGCCACAGCCGCGGCTGGTGGTAGTACAACCACGCAACAACAGGTCTAAACCAGTAAAAACAAACAGCGTTCCAGACTCCGGTTACTGTCTCAGCCTCTGCCGTCGCGGTCGCCTCAATAACAACGGGGTCTGACGAAAGCACCTTAGCGCGCAATTCAACAATTGTTCTTCGCGCTGGGTGGTCACTATAACTATAATATTCCGCGTTTGCCAGAAACTCGTCAGCAATCGCCGCGCTTGCAATAATTGTGTCAATATCGAAGACGCGTTTAGATATGTTTACCATCGGAACTCCTTTCTCACCACAGTACTCGGTCCGCGAATTGTCGTCAAGTCGTCGCGTGGCGGTGGATGCGGGTGTGCTCCTGTCTGTCGCACACTAACAGGGCTTCTGGACGGTTGTCGTCCTTTTCTAGTATATGGTGAACTGTTTCATTGGGACGTAGGAACCGACCTAACTTGGCTTCTGCTACTAGTCTGTGTTCATAGACCCAGCCGCCTCCGAATGAACGGGGATGTTCTGGACACCAGACTTTGACATAGCCTCTATCATGTTCTTTCGCACGACAGGACCAGTCAACCTGTACCAAACTTAAGCCCTACTAATAAAACGGACCCTGTCTGTTCGGAGGTTAATGTCATAGGCCATGGCGTTATAGTCTTCTTCAATCCATGTATATTCGCCGGGGACTAGTTCTGTTCCGTCCCACTTGAATGGTCTATGTACTGTGAAAGTAACTTGTTCGCTTTCAGGCTTAACCTTACCTCTTTGTGGTTCGTCATCGCTCTGATACTCAAACTCAGCGTTGACTTCACCTTCTACCGGCGCTTCATCAAATTCTGCCGGTACTTTTTCTTCATTATTGTTTTTAAACATCATGCCTCCTGCCAGCCAAATGCCATGTAGTGAATGGATATGTTAGACTCGAAAATTTGTCCATCACGATGATAGACATTAACTCTAAAGCCATCATTACCAACAATTCTGGTACCCTGTAAAGATGAAATAGTACACGTAACGTAACGTTCGTGCGTGTGTCCTGCTGATGGTATAGCCAGTACCGATGGTGCGCTGCCGGGAGCAAACGTTCCGCTAGGGAAAATTATTGCTCTGGTTTGGCCGTGCCTACCACTAATCATAAAACGTACACGACCAGCGAAAATTGTCGGCTTTAAGACTCTGGACTGGCTGTCATTAAAGTCTAGTATTCCGGTTTCTCCTTGTCTGTACAAAAAGTGAGGAACCAGATTGTAAAGAACATTGTCATTCTCCACCATCTGATTCAACTTAGCGGTAGCGCCAAGTTCATCATCTGTCCAGCCTACGGTCGGGTCAAAGTTATTAGCCACTTAATTCATCTCCTACATCATGCAAATTAAATTCACTGTCAGACACTACCCAAATGTACCGGCCTAGCAGGCTGTACTTGTCGAGTGCGTCTGGGTCAACGATGTGTCTGGTTTTGTTATTAGACACTAGGTGTAGAGTACCGTCACTATACTTAGAAAGCAAAGAACCTTCCCTGAATCCCAGCACCCCCAGTTCTTTTAGGTGTGCTATGTTCTCGGGAAGGCACTCGCCTGCCAATAGGTACCACGACTGGTAAGCCCGGTTAGAACCAAAGCGATAAAAGCCTTTGGTCTTTATTAGGTAAGTATTGGTGCCGTCTTCGACGGCACAACCAGAAGGATATTCTATTTTACCTCTATATCCTTTATTACCTTTGTTATTCTGTTTCCGTATTAGACCAAACACTCTATTTCCTTTCTACTAACCAAGAGCAGTGTATCAACGCTAAAAAACGCTGTCAAGTCGCATTTTTATTAACGCGGTGCCTCGACGCCCTCAGTCGCGCTGTAAGCGCTTAGTTATTCGGGGGGTACGGATGGTGCGACAGGTGCGTCTAACTCGTCACCGGGCATCTCAGGTCCACCGTTGGCCTCTAAGGACTCAACCTGCTGCTGTAGCATAGCAACCTGTGTCTGCAACGAGGCAACTACGTCCTCGTAGTCAGCGAACCGAGTCGCCATGTTCATCTTGAGTTGCCTAACCTTGTATTCTTCTGCTGTTACGCCTTCTTTTTCGTTATTCATGTGTATTCCTTTCCTTTCGTAAGTGTATCATACCGCGATTTCAATATCAAGCGAGCCGTGCTTCTAGCGTTTCTATCCTAGCGCGATTTTCAGTTATTTCTATTAACATAGCGGCAACAACCGCTCGCAAGTCATAGTCACCAACCAAACCATCTTCTTCGTATATTCCGGCTTCTGGAATGGCATCAACAACGTCTTCGGCTATAAGACCAAGACTCTTGCTGTTACTAGCTATTTGGCTTTCTGGGGTTCTTATATCTCCTGACATAGCATTATAATACTTAGGTTTTACGTTTAGAATTCCAGTACTAGATACGTCTTCAATGTTTTGCTTCCTTCTACGAGTTGAAGTGTTTCTAACCAAACGACCGGAGGCGAGAGTTGCAACATTAAAAACATTACTTGTCTCAAGTGTTTGATAAACGTTAGGAACAAGAAAGCCCTGAGAACCTAAAATTAATTCTTTGTTGCCGTATACTAGCATTTCCCACTGGTTGCCGGGGTCATTATATCTTAACGCACCCCCACCACTCATTACCTCAACATTAAATGGATAACTACTACCCAGGCTAGTAGCATTTATGTAAACTCCAGCCTTGCCTCGTATAATAACAGACTCCTGTGCGTCTAAAACAACATCAATTGCTGAAGTAGTAGTCGCTGTGTCAATTACTAAGGCAGGGAATCCTCCATTAGCGTTGGCGGAAGGGTCGTATCCTACGTAGCCACGGATTTGATTTGAAGAATTATAGAACGACATCCTGCTGTTTGGACTTTGTGAAAGTTCTAATCTTTGGTTGCCAGACGATGTCCTAATTGTAGTACCTGTAATTGTTCCGCCGATAAGGCCCCCGGTAGTAATTGTACCAGAAATCTGAGCACCCACCGCCTTAAGGACACCGCTTTGCGTAACTTGGAAGTCATTACCGATGTTAAGTGTTCCTCCGGTAATGGTTACATTAGAAAATATAGCAGCCCCGCTGCCCGCAATACTCCAACCTGACACTGCACTAGATATTCCAGAACCGTTACTAACTGTTATATTGGCCCCAAAGTTAGAGGTACCCGTTACGTCCAACGTACCTGAAATTCGTGCGTTAGTGGCGTAGAGAGTTCCGTTCCACCCCTGTAGTCTAAAGCCTGTTCCTGAACCCGGCGTCCACGAAGGACTAGACTGAACGTTACCATTAGTAACATTCATGTCTCCACCGTTGATAGTAATACTACCGCTATTTACAAACAGACTTCCAGTCATTGCCATACTGCCAGCCATTTCTACTGTATAGGGAGACGCACTTCGATTCCCCCTAATCAAAAAGTCATTATCAACGTTTAGAACAATTTTGTCGGTTGTCCCTGCTGCATCAGCAGTTATACTAATGTCATCAAACTTAGCAGCACCGGTATTTGTAATAAACCAAGGGGCTAGAGTTCTTTCAGCGTTACCTGACCATATGTTACCTACTCCATCGGCATAGAAGTTGAATTCTGGAGCAACGTTGTCGCTGCCCAAACGCATGGCTCCGCTACTTCCTACTCGCCACTTAGCATTTGCAAAAGCGCTCGCACCGAACCAAATTTGGTCGCTAAGTGTGTTCAGGTTAAGCCCTGTGGACCCAAGGATGACACTTGTTGCGTCGGAACCATCTCCATAGATTTCCAGACTGTTAGTGTCTAGTCTAAATCCTGTAGGTGCCGATGAGTCAAAGTTACCAGACTGAATAGCACCATTGTTAATAATATCGACAGGCTGGACAATTGCCCCGTTAACTCCAATAACCTCAACTGTTTTAGTAGTAGACCAGCCACTAAAATTCCCGGCCGCGTCTTCTGCCCTAACTCTAACATTAATTATCGTACCCGGTATTAGGTCGCCTATCCTATAGGTAGTATTATCACCACTTGTAACTAAGTCTAACCAGCCCACAGAACCAGATTCTTGATAACTAACAACATAAGAACTAACATCAGTACTAGTACTAGCCACCCACTTAACATCAACGTATGAGCGCTCACTTGAGCCGTGATAGTATGTAACGGGCACTAATGGGTCTGTGGGCCACGTTATAGGGTCTGGCGGTTCGGTGTCTCCTAGCGCGCTGGTGCTGGTTGCGCTGACTTCTGCCGAAATAGTACTAACATTTTCAGACCTGTCTACGGCGGCAACTCGGTAGTACCAAGTTTCTCCATCGCCCATTGTTCCATTATTGGTGTGCGAATAGCCATTACCATTACCTTCATAAATCTTATTACCGCCGCCGGGAGTAAATCCTCCTGTTTGGCTTCCGTACAAAATATATACAGCAAGGTCCGTTTCTATATTGGCGGTCCACGAAACAGTGATATTTTGAAGAGAACCAGACGCACTAACTCCTATTGGTGCGTCAGGTGGCGTTACGTCTATTGCGCTAAGTGTGGAGCCAGTAGCCCACAGCCCAGACTGTCCATATTCACTGACCGACTTTACTTCATAGTAGTAAGTAGTACTCGGCAACAAGCCCTGAATTGAAACACCATGAGCAATAGTGTTATCTAACTCATTTATTGTCTGGTATTGAAAAGGCCCAGTAGCAACGGTTGACCAACGAACTACATAATAACTATGATAGTCGTATGCCACTGTCTCCACCCCCCCATCAAGAGTTGCAGTTGCGGGTCCAGTTACATCGAATGTAATTTCTGCAGTGTCTGCTCCACTAGTAAATCCACTTGCTACGTTACTAACGGTAGGAGCGTCAGGAACAGAAAAGTCTGCCTCCCAGAAACCTTTAGAAAGCACTTCAATTTCATCACTATTAGTAACATTACCAAACTTATCATATGCCTCGACCAAGTAGTAATACAGACCTCTCTGTAGGTCATAGTTAGTATATGTTAGTTCCCCAGTTACGTCAGCAAAACTATAAACCCCCGTAGCAGCCCCTCGTCTAATACGATAAGTGAGGATGTCATTACCAGATGGTTCTGTCCAAGTTATATTTATTGTCATGGGGGCGTCTGAACCACCATCGGTAAGTGTAAACGGCCCCGGAGGTCCATTTATAGCACTGTCTACAGCCGCGCTTGAAACGTTAAGAGAGGTGTCTCTGGCCTTCACTGAATATTCAATCTCTCCAGTAGCGAAACCGCCGACTAGTGGAACTCCGCTGGAACGCAAGCCAAAAACACCCACGTTTCTAGAATAACTTAAGTCAAAGCGCGGCTCCTGTGTGTAAAAAACAGCCGTGTCGTTGTTTAGCATGTTCCTAACGGTTATTTCAAAGTCCTTGAAGTCTTTAAGGTCGCTTCCGTCAGCGTTTATCGTCGGCCTTGTCCACGTACCAACAAATGAATCACCCGAAACAACAACATTTAAGTTGGTAGGTGCGCCGGGAGCAGTAGTGTCCGCATCAGCAGTAAAGTTTAATGACAGGGACCAACTGCTCGGCGGACCGTCGCCCCCGAGCGCACGGACCTGCACTGCATACTGCTTGCCCGCCGTTAAGTTTTTTAGTTCAAGTCTTTTTCTAGCCATGTTAGAATCCTAATGTAATCTGGAAGATAGCGTCAGTTTCGACGTTACCAGCCTTTACAAGTTCCGGTGTTATGATTTCTCGCGCTATCATTCCATATGTTCCTATATTAATTGTGTCTTCTAGCATAAGGCCGTCAAGCGTTAGTTCTCCTAAGTCATCTAGTTCTACGTAAACTGCGTTTACAGTCGACCAGTTTGGAGTTCCTGTCTGTCCCAGCGTACCACGGGCTACCGTTTCAATGTTGTAGCCTGCTGTGGGTGTGAAAGAATAACTAAAGTAGTCTGTTGGCGTAGACTCAAATCTCATGTTAACGGACGGAGCACCGCCTGTCGCTGTATAGAAGTAAGCAGTATTAAATACATCGTTTCCAGTATAAGAACTCAAGTCATTACCCGGTATGAAACCGCGAAGCGTTGCAGTGCCCGCAGCGGGCGCAGTTAATTTATAGGCTGTGGACCCCACCCGAGCATTGTCAAGCGTCGTAGCGGCGTTCACAGCGCTATACACGGTGTCTACACCGCTGTAGTCAAGTATTAATTGGTGGCCCTGCTCTCCGCTAGGAAAATCTTCACTGCTAAAGACTCCCACTTCGTAGAACACACCACTGACTGTAGCGGGAATAACAGCACGTACTGTAATAACATATGTGTTGGGGTCGTAGTCAATATATTGAACAGGAACTCGCACAAAAGGAAAGTCTAATGACTCATTCGTAGCATCTACTGTCGTCTCCCCCACACCAAATTCTAATGCACCAGCCCAGACACCAGAATACCCTGCTAGGTACCTAGACAGTAATTCCTTTCCTTTGTTAGTTATCATATTACGGACACCCTTGACTCATATCCCTCAGCACCCTCAACTTCATCAAACTCAATAACGACAGTAACAATTTGACTTCCATCTGGGGCAAAACTAAGCACCTTACTGACCACCGCTAAATTCCTTGGGGCCTCTAGAGTTAGAACCGGCTCGCTAATATCGCCGTCTCCTAGACCCGAACCTAAGTCTGTTCTGTAAGAAAAACCTTCCATGTTTGGCGCCCCGGCAGCGCCAAACTTATCGTCTCCTCCTCGCTTAATGATTTGTGCGTCAGTTAAGGATTGTTTTCTCTTTTTAGTCATGTTATGATGATACCTCCCTTTTCTCTATAATCCAAATCTCCTGTCGGATAGGTTTCATAGCGCTTTAACTTAACAGTAGACGACAGGCCGCCATCATACTTGATACTTATACCATTAACAAACCAAGTGCCGCTGGTGAAACCTTTGTCTACATAGGACACAGCGACTCTGTCTCTTACCTGTAGTGCTGGATTCGGCATAACCTCAAGGTCAAAGAACTGCTGAGGTGTTGACCAGTACTTTCTTATGTGTGTAGCCAATTCGATAGCCTGTGATTTGGTATTTACCCACGGGTTTTCCATTTCAACTTCCTGAACTCCATAGCGACGAATAGCAGCACTATTTGTTGTTGTTATTGTATCTGCTTCAGACTGAATCACCCCAACTCCATAAACTATAAAACTATGGTCTAATTCACTTCCGTCGGGATAGTATACAGTGTTATTCAAATCAATACCAATTCTAGATGTATTCCCAACTATTATTTTACTACTAAAGGGGTCATGGCTGGCCTTGAAAACACTTACAGATTCTTCGTCAGTGTTCATAATCCTAGCATAGATATTTGGGTATGTATCATGGTCTACCTCAAATTCAACTACCTCGTGGACCGGCGCACCAAATTCTACATAATATGGTCTGTCGTATAGGTAGTCATTCTTTACGTTCCATGAATTTGTGTGCGAGTCAAAATACTTCCTAAAACCCCTAGACTGTAGTAATTCATCAGGACCAATCCTTGAATCGTTACTAGCATAAATGAAATCTAGTGTGGCATCAGTGCCACCCCTAGTGAAAAAGCCGAACCTTCCTTTTTGAGTTGGAGTGTTACCTACTATTTGTTCATTAGTAGTGAACCCCAGAGCCGATAGTTCACCCATCGAGTATTCAGTGAAGAAAGACCCCATAAACTCACCATTAACATACCAACTGATTTTATCTGGCCCCACTAGTTCTTCTTCTATTACAGTTAGGTCAATATACGTACCATCATTACCTGCTGGACCCGTTGAAGCCTCAGCAAAAAGAAACGTTTTTCCAAATTCATCAGCATTCTGTTTAGGGTCTGGAGGCATCGGAACTCTGTTCAGCCAGTTACTAGTTTTATATGCACGAGCATTTCCCTTAGCCTCGTTACGAACTATTTCTGCCATGTCTGGATTACTAATCTCAAAGAAAATGCCTCTGCCAGCCTCTGAAATCATATTCATGTATATACCGGCGGCTTGGGCTTGGTGGTTACCTGCGGGGATTTCATTGAACCTGAACCTTGCCCCGTAAATCCTATAATTTGAATTATAGTTAATTTGACTTGATTCAAATTCAGTACATTCTATAGCCAGCCAGTGCTGAGTATTTTTTGTGTGTAAGTACTGCCTGAAACCGTCTCCAGTTATTTTACGTACCGCCCTCTTTAGGTTTTGAGGGAAGTGAGTTCTGTCAAATTTTACGTGTGTTCTTAGGTTGTAGTTACTATATACTCCTTTGTGTACCGGAATAACTCCATTAAACACCGTACCACGAGCGTCTCTCTTTGTTATTTTGAGTCTAGTTCCACTATTACCTAGAACATCAACGCTGCCATAGCGAATAAATTCATCACCAATTAAGACTTCCCCTTCGTCCCTTGTTATCTGCAATGAAGTATGCGGAGTCACCCATATATAGGTATCGTTCGGGGTTAAAGTCCTCATAAGAGTTGCGCTACCTAGATAACTTTTCTCACCGTCTGGCTGCCACAAAACTGAATTTTTCATCAATTCAGGGCCGGGTTCGTAACTAAACTGATTATTACTATCCGTGACTAACTGCAAGTTTACTGGAGTACTGTTAAGTTTCAGTTCTTCATACGATACCTTAACGTTGTTAGCACCCACCTCAAACTGTTCGTCAATTGATTCAAGGTTTATACTGGCGTCAAAAGAGTACTGCGCCCCTGCGTTGAACTTGGTGTCAATATCAAGACGGTCGGTTACTACTAAGTTTTCTTCTTCATCGTAGAACACAGTCCCAAGTTCTGACTTAACTATATCACTAAGAAAATCCCAGACTGTTTGTTCATCAGTGGACCAGACATAATTTCTTTTATTGGCTTCATTGGCATTACGAGCCACACCAAAATCAAAGACAACTCCGTTAGGAGTTATGCCAGACCTAGCCAATACGTCATGGATGATAAACTTAAGTGACTTATCCACCCATAGGTAGTTGCCACAAAAGGTTTCTTGTAGAATGTTACTGAAGTCTTGACCGCTGATGTTTGCTGTCATATCTTTTTCGTTATAACCATATGAGTCAACGTAGAACGTGCCAGCCGGAACATATTCAAATGCGTCGGCACCCGCACCATATTTCGTGTTAACTCCAAACTGCACTGTAATTTTCTGTTTTTTTAAGAAATAATTTTCACCAACAGCCGTGCCAAAACTATATCGCTTTCCCGTGTTGTCTAAAGTAATATCACAAGTATTACCAGACGGCTCTCCTGTTGGCAAGTATGCGGACTGTTCAAACTCAGTCTTATTTACAGTAACGTCTATAATGTCGTCGCTTACGTCTAGCAGGTGTATGCCACCCAAGTACATTATCCTAGGCTGGTGGGTCCAACTACCAGCAAGCACCCTGAGCCTAACGGACCTAACGTCCACGCCGTCAGAGTCAATACCTGCCCTAGACGTAGACCAACTAGAACCATTCCAGTAGATTCTAGTGACTCCAGTAGTATTCATAGTGCCATTGTGTATGACTGACTCACCTCCGCCGTTGGGGGTGGTTCTAATCTCAATGGCATTGTTGTAGTACGTTGAAGAAGTTCTAGTATTCTCGTATCGTACTTCAATACAGTTCATCTTATAGTTCTCGGTGTAGTCAACAGTAACGTCTGCTTTTTCAGTACCACCGGTGGCGACTGGTATGTAGTAGGCCGCCCCCCGGTCCTTATCAAAGTCGGGGTCGTCAATAAGTCTAAACCCTCTCAGTGGGTTGTCAGAAGTAAAAAATTCTTTTATTGGTCCATAAGCAATACCATTGCGTTGAGGATTACGAATCTTTACAACATTTTCCTTGTGGAATCTAGGGTCAGCCGGTGCGTGGTCTGCGGACACAGTAATAGTGTCTGCAATAGCATTGTATTCACGTTCAATTTCTACCTTGCAGTCAACCTCTGTAGTGTTCGCATCGGCAGCCGTATCAAACTGTGCTGTAGTCGCTAACATTATACCTCCTCAAATTCCATAGACACATCGTAGTAGTGTCCATTGGTGAACCTCTTAGAGAGTGTACTAGTAAAGTTAGTAATATGCACATCAACACTTTCAACACCGCCCGCGCGCAGGGCTACTTCTAACTGAACTATACCCACGTTATCTAGGTCGTAGTATAGTGCTGAAAGGTCTTCTGCACCAACACCGGCATCTACAGTCTGGGTAGAGTTGTGTGGCAGGTCCGTCCAGTCCACGTTGAACGTGCGCTTGTCGGCAATGAAATACCTGCGTCGTGTACCATTAGCGGTGCGCCTGCTCTGCTCTATGCGCTCAGGAGACATACTCACGGGTGCCCTGTTGTGGTCTGACAGTACGTACGTATTAGCCCCCTCAACAATCTTGAGTAGTTTGCCGTAAGTCGTAGTGCTTATTTGGTAGACCATTAACTAAAACTCCTTTGTGGGTTGATTTTACGATTGTGTCGGTTTAGGGCGTCGCCTACCTTCGCTGCGAGCCTGTCAATATTTTCATCAGTACCGTGGAAGTCACCAATCTGAATGGTAACACCTGACTGGTTCATTTGCAATGAACCGCTGGAAGGTGCTGCTACCTTGGGTACCTGTACATTCTTGCCCCCGCCCTTACCCACAAGTCCTCCATTGTGGTAGTAGGATACGTGAACGTGGTCGTTGTGTCCTCCGCTTGGGTCAGTCTTAGGCATACCCACCCAGCGAACACCGGGTTTACCTTGGAAGAAACTACCCATTGCGTTAAGTGCGGAAAGACTGTTGTTAGACCCCGACTTGAAGTCTACTCCTTGACCCTTGGTGTGGTCGCTGTTGGGCGCACCACCGACTCGCCTGTTTTCTGCAATCGACCTGAATGCACTGGTAATAACCTGCCTGCCTTGTAGTTGGGCTAGAGCCTGACTGAACTTGTCAATAACGTGGGATTTCATATTTACCTTCCAGTTGTCATAACGCCACGTTGCGTCTCCATCTTCACCAGACAAACCACCGCCCATTCCACGACCGCCACCACTAATGAGTTCTGGGTCAATTTTTCCAGCAAGTTGACTTCCGAACATTGAACCAATCCTTTCAAATGGGTTATTTGGAAGTTTTACCTCTCCTCCAGTGTGGTAACTGTTTAGTTGGTCTAGGTAACCAGTGCCAAGTGACTCAACTGCACCTCGCTGAATTACATACTCTCCTGTCTGTAGTACCGCAGGAACGTCCCTCTTCGGCCCACCTGCGACAGCGCCCCCACTGTGCATGACGGACATACCTCCACTAAGTGCACCAGACCAAGTGCTTCCTGAAACCGTACTGTTATTGTCCCTATCAAATGCACCCCAATCTGCTCGGGCTTGGGCTGCGTTTTCCAAGGCAGCCTTTACACTCATAATACCCCTTACTGTACCCTCTTCAAGTCCCTGCTGGACAGGGTCTCTAATGTATGGAGGCAGCCCTCCCATTCCTGTTGCGAACATCCTATTTACATTTACAGGTTTAAGACCTTTACCAACACCCTCCTTTACGTTATATGCAGTATAGGTGCTTAAGTTTATAAACCCTTTTTCATAAGCATCTTCCATGTACTCGTCCATCTTAGACTGACTTATATGGCGCTTCATATTTTCAGGACTGGTGGCCGAACCTAAACCGTCGTGGACCGCTTTCTTTGTTTCGGGGCCAAGAGGGTCAAGGTCGGCTTCACCCGCCCCGTTCTCAATTCCTTCCTTTACGTAGCGGGCAAGTCTGTCACGAAGCGTAGTAAAGTCTGCTTCGTCCCATAGGTGGTCAATTCTAGCCTCATCCACAATGGTGTCCATTGCGTCATTAAAGCCGTTCATCAAGTTCTCATTAACAGACGTGTCAAACTTTTTAGCAGTTGCCCCTACTTCATTCAAGAACTTCTGCCAACCAGCCTCAGTGCCAATGAAGATTTTCTCTGTTAGTTTAAGTTGTTCTTCAAGGGTAACACGCATCTCTTCTCTGGCTTCTTGTTCTTTCTCAACACGGAGGTCATGGTTTTCTTCTATCTTATCTTGCTCTTCTTCAAGAGAGTCTATAGTCTCTTTAGCCGCATCTTCAATGTTTCCAAAGCGCATTGAGTTCTGAATCTGTGCAGCACCGGCACGGTCGCCAGTTGCAAGGGCCACAGACAGGTCAATCTGGTCCTGCATGGCTTCTTCAATTTCCTGCTGCTTCTCTAGGTATTTATTGATTGCCTCAATTCTGTCATCAATCGCTTCGACCTCAGCATCACGCTGTTCTTCTATACCCTCAATCATCTTGTCCGTTGCTTCGTCAAATTGGTCAAGGATGCTGTCAATAACATCCTTACGGCGGCGCTCCATTTCTGACCTAAACCCACTGATGTATGACGATGCTGCATCCTTTCCTGACTCAGCAGCCCCGCCGCCGCTACTACTAGGTGCAGTTGCACCATCATCAGGTTTAGCCGCGTTGGCTCTGGTGAACTGGCTTCTTCTCTCGTTATATTCGACAACTCTAATCTTGTGGTCAATTTGTGCATCAGTCATATT